AAATTAAGGCTTTTAGATTAGCCGACAATAAAACAGCAGAACTTGCGACATGGGATTTTAGTAAGCTGGAAGATGAGTTAGTTGATATTGATATGGATATGTTACAGTTTGGTTTTGAAGAACTAGAAGAAGGTTTACCTGATAATGCATCAGATGATGATTTTAATATCGATGAAGAAATACCCGAAACGCCCTTTTCACAAACTGGTGATATCTATGAACTCGGTGGACATCGAGTCATGTGTGGTGATTCAACAAGCGAAGTAGATGTTGCTAAACTAGTTGATGGAAAACAAGTGGATATGATTTTTACTGATCCACCTTATAATGTGGATTACGAAGGAACTGCAGGAAAAATCAAAAACGATAAGATGGAAGATAACAGCTTCTATCTTTTTTTATACGATGCTTTTAACAATATGTTTCAAAATATTAAACCAGGTGGTGCAATCTATGTTTGTCATGCAGATACTGAGGGACTTAACTTTAGAAATGCATTCAAGAATGCCGGCTTTAAACTTGCTGAGTGTTTAATCTGGGTTAAGAACGCTTTAGTCCTTGGTAGACAAGATTACCACTGGAGACATGAACCGATTCTTTATGGGTGGAAGGAAGGCGCAGCACATTACTTTGTTGATGACCGTTCACAAGATACTATCTGGGAATACAACAAACCTAGAAAGAATGAAGAACATCCAACAATGAAACCTTTAGAGTTAGTTGGAAAAGCTATCTCTAATTCATCTAGACGACATGAAACAATACTCGATTTATTCGGTGGTTCAGGTTCAACAATGATTGCATCTGATCAACTTGATCGTAAATCTTGCTTAATGGAACTTGATGAAAGATTTGTTGATGTAATTGTTAAAAGATATATTAAACATAAAGAAACAACAGATAATTGTTACTTAATAAGAAATGGTAAAAGGTCTAAACTAAGCTCTTTTGATGTATTTGAAATATAATCACTATAGTGAGAAAAATGACTTGCTATTTAGTCCCTTTAGAGTGATATATAGTGTAAGCAAAAAATACAAAGGAGACTAAAATTATGCAAAAAGAAATGAAACTCAAAGACTTCATTGAAAGATTTAAACAAGGTGATTTTGAATCTAAAGACATACATACTCAAATTGAAGCGGGTTGGTACGATTGGTTTTGTAACGATGAAAGTCTAGCGTACAAAACAAAACGTATGGGTAACATTGTCAAACAACTCAAAGACGGTGGAAAAGTTAATCTTGAAACCATGTATGTTTGGTTTAAAAACAACTGTCCACTGGCTGGTCCACTCTATGATGATTTCAGAATCGCAGATATTAAAACAGGCGACACCTTATTCACCATAACGATTAATTGCTTTAGAGAAGAAAAAAGATATACAGTCTATGGTAGAAAAAATGATTTTATAGATCCACTCTTTGAAACAGATAAATCAAGAGAACTAATTAACTGGCTGAATGAAGGGTGGGCTTAAGATGTATAAAGAATACAATGCTCATCCTAAAGGATTAAAAACATCCGATTGTGTCGTACGAGCAATAGCAACAGCTACCAATTCTGATTATATGGAAACAAGAAGAAAACTGAATAGAAGAAAGCGAGAACTTGGATATACCAGCTATAAAGACACAAAGTTCTTGTATGATTACTTTAAGGGTTATCCAAGACTTATTTTCAAACCAGTAAAAGGTGAACCTAGAATTAAAGGTAGTGACTTTACTGAACATCATCCAAAAGGAACCTACATTTTAAAAATGGCTGGACACATTACAGCTTGTGTAGATGGAGTGATACTTGATACATGGGATTGTAGTTACCGTTCAGTATATACAGCGTGGGAGGTAAAATAATGAAAGTAAACTTTATTAGAAAAGCAGAACATGAAGCGCTCATTCCACAAGATGAGTTTGTCATTGAAAAAGAAATAGTTTTAGATGCATCAGCCTTTGAAGAGTTCATTAATAATCCTCTTGGATATTATGACTTTATAAAAGAAAATACTAACATAATGTACTGTGACAATGATGGAGTATTCCACTGTATTTATGTAACGTCAAATGAACATGACTTTGGGATACTCGTAGAAAGTGAAGGTTATCATTACGCGAGGTATACAGCCTATTTACCAAAAACAAACCTAGGGAGCTAAAAGCTCCTTTTTTTCTACTTAAAAACGAAGGAGATTATATTATGCAAAGAGTAACAAGTGAATCAGTATTTCAAGGACATCCTGATAAGGTATGTGACCAAATTAGTGATGCAATACTAGATGCATTATTAGAACAAGATAAAGAATCAAGAGTAGCAGTAGAAACAGCAATTAAAGATAATTTAGTATTTATCTTTGGTGAAGTTACAACAACTGCATCGTTAAACTATAAAGCTATAGCGAAAACAGTATTAAAAGATATTGGCTATGATGAAGACTTTGTAGTCATAGAACAAATCAGTAAACAATCACCTGATATTGCATTAGGTGTTAACAAAACAGAAAACAAAGAACAAGGTGCAGGAGACCAAGGGATTATGTTTGGTTATGCATGTAATGAAACACAAGAGTTTATGCCATTACCAATTATGCTCGCTCATGAAATATCTAAAGAAGTTGATAAAATAAGAAAAGAGCAATACAGTCATATCTTTGGTCCTGATGGCAAATGCCAAGTAAGTGTTGATTACAAAGATGGAAAACCAGTAAACATTCCAATCATTGTTGTTTCTGCTCAAACCAAACCAGGTGTTTATAGAGATGTCTATGAAGAAATTATAAGACAAGCAATTCTTAGAGCAGTTGGTAGACATGATTTGTTAAATGGGACGCAAATACTTATTAATCCTACAGGTGAGTTTATCCTTGGTGGACCTAAAGCAGATTCAGGATTAACTGGTAGAAAAATCATTGTGGATACTTATGGTGGTTACTCTAGACATGGTGGCGGTGCCTTCTCAGGAAAGGACGTAAGCAAAGTTGATCGCTCTGCGGCTTATTATGCCAGATACGTAGCAAAAGCCGTTGTAGGGGCAGGCTTGGCGACACACTGCGAAGTCTGTTTAAGCTATGCAATTGGTATTGCAGAACCGACAAGTATACTAATTAATACCTTTGATACTGGAGTAACATCAGATCAAGAAATCACACAGTTAATAAATGAAGTATTTGATTTTAGACCAGGTGAAATGAAAAAAGAACTTAAACTAGATAATGTTAAGTTCAAACAAGTAGCGACTTACGGTCATTTTGGTAGAGAAGATTTAGATGTTCCTTGGGAAGATGTAGATCACAAGATTGAAGAACTACTAGAATTATATGAAGAAGCCTAAGATATTACATAACTTCTATAAATCCACAGTGTGGCAAGTAGCAAGACAAATTAAGTATCAAGAACAAAATGGTAAGTGTGAACGATGTGGTCGTGTCGGTGAAGAAGTTCATCATAAGATTAGATTAACAATTGATAATGTAAAGGATCCAACGATTAGTATTAATCAAGAAAACCTAGAACTTCTTTGTAAAGACTGTCATAACAAGGAACACAAAAGATTTACAAAAGAAAAAGAATTCGATAGTGATGGCAACTTAATTCCAAGATAGCCTCGTATTTGTATTATAACTTTGGTATAATTATTTAAAATGGGGTGTATTAAATGGAAGAATGTCATGAAATATTAAAATTCTTGAAGTCTAAAATACCAATCGAAAAAATAGGAGTCACTGAGATAACAAGAACATATCAAGCAGGAGAAGAATTCACTAATCATTTAGATTATGGAGCATTATATTGCTATGCTATTAATTTATCTGATGAAAACAAAAACTTGGTTTTCGAATCAATGAAGGATATGCCTGGGAAAAATAAAAGCTTGACTTTAGTAGATCAATGGAATCCAATAGCAAAGACAGATGACGAAAAACTTTACCCATTATACATAGGCGAATCAGAGAGTTTGGGATCAAGAATAAAATCGCATATTTCTTATTACAAAGGAAACTGGTCTATTCATCTTACCGAAACAAGTGACGAGATAAAAAAACATAATATATATTTTGCTACAGTATCAACTAGTCAAAGCAATGAAGAAAGACTTAAAACTGAAAATGAGATTAATAAAGAATTTCCAAGCTTGCTGCAAACTTATGCTCCCCCCGAAAGTAAAGAATAATTTTTGGTAGGGTACCGCGTAGGGGGACGCTTAAAAAACACAAGGCAGATTTTTTGAAAATCAGAAAAGAGGTTTTCAATTTATGATTAATATTGAATATAAGCGGCTAAAGTCGCTTTTTTCTTTGGTTGATGAAACCAAGAAAGAACTAGTAGACAATTTAATATATCAAGCTGCATTTATGAAAGTTGAACTTACTAAACTTCAAGAACAAATGATTAAGTATGGAGCAATCCAAATTTCAAGTAAAGGTGCTCAAAGACAAACTGAAGCAGCTAAATACTACACTAAACTTGTTAATTCATATGGCACCGTCATAAAGACTTTGAACTCAATTCTAGGAACACAAGTGAATGATGGAGATGATGCCTTTGATGAATTTCTCAAGAGAGCCAGTGAATGAACTATCTAGTTGAATATTATAATCAAATACAGAATGGTAAAATTCTAGTTGGTGAAGAACTTAAAAAGCAAATAGATAAGTTAATTACTGATTTAGATAATCCTAGATATAAATTTGACGAGAAACCAGGAAACTTAAGAATTGATTTCATTCAAACCTTTTGTAAACATACTAAATCACCTTTTAATGGTCAACCATTTATTTTGGAGTTGTGGGAAAAAGCAATTATTCAAACTGCCTATGGATTTAAAATTGCTGATACAGGATTAAGACGATTTAATGAAGTCATATTATTGATTGCACGTAAAAATGGCAAGACAACATTTATCGCTGGATTAGATCTAGCTGAATTTTTTTTATCTAGAGGTGGTGTTGATATTGTCTGTGCTTCAAATACAACTGAGCAGGCTAATATTCTCTTTGAAGAGATAAATAATATGAGGGAACAATCGCCTTCTTTATCTAAAGATACTAGAAGTAAGAAGAATATATTCTTTATCTACTCACCTAAAACTAAAAACAAGATAAAGAAGCTGTCTGCTCAATCAAGAAACAAAGATGGTTACAATATCGAAGTTGGCTGTATTGATGAAGTTCATGAAATGACTGATTCTAAAGTCTATGATGCGATTAAGCAATCGCAATCTACAAAAAAAGAACCACTTATATTTATCATAACCACCGAAGGAACAACCGTTGGTGGTTTTTTAGATAGTAAACTAGATTATGCTAGAAAGATGATTAAAGGTGAAATTGAAGATGAAAGAGTTTTACCGTGGTTATATACCCAAGACTCAGCAAAAGAGATCTATGATGATCCAAAAACATGGCAAAAGTCTAACCCTAGTTTAGGTGTCGTGAAAACTTCATCATACCTTGAAGATGTTATGAATAAAGCAAAGCATGATTTATCAACAAGGGTTACCATGCTTTGTAAGGACTTTAACATCAAACAAGCAGATTCAGGCTCATGGTTATCTTATGATGATCTAAACAATGAAGAAAGATATAATCTAGATGATTTAAGAGATAGTTATGCTATTGGTGGTGTAGACTTATCATCAACAACCGATCTAACAGCAGCAGTCTTGATTATCCAGAAGAAAGATAACAACAAGAAATTTGTGATTCCTCATTTCTTTATGCCTAGTGAAGTTTTAGATAAAAGAATAACTGAAGATAATGTTCCCTATGATATTTGGATTAAAAAAGGCTTTGTCACATTAACAGAAGGCAATCAAAATGATTTCAGTCTTGTGACTAAGTGGTTCATGAAGATGATTCAAACTTATGGTATAAGACCTCTATGGGTAGGGTATGATCCATGGAACTCACAATATTGGATTAAAGAGATGGAAGACTTAGGCTTTAATATGGAAAAAGTTAGACAAGGTATCTACTCACTATCAGAACCAATGAAGCAAATGGAAGCAGACCTTAAAAACAATCTATTAGTTTATGATAATAATCCTATTCTTAAATGGTGTTTATCTAATACACAAGCTAAAGTAGATTTAAATGGAAACATTCAACCTTCAAAACTAAACTCCAAGTACAAAAGAATTGATGGAACAGTCGCTTTGATTATTGCTTATGCTGTTTTGAATAGATATAAAATAGATTTTGAGAATATGATATAATTGCTTTATGGAAAAGGTGATTATATGTACGAAATAAACGGGAATTTAACAGAAATTGATAAATACAAAGTTTTTAGTTATGCTGTTGGGACTGTAATGGGAGAATTTCATAAAAACTTCGGACAAGAGATAATGACAAAATATCCATTGTACATTGATAATTGTAACAGCGTAGAAAACTCAAATTGTGGATACACTCCAATTATTACTCCAGTTTTAAAACAGATTCTTATTATTAAACTTGGAATAAATGATTTTGGTAATATTGCAATGATTATTTATCAATTAGCTCATGAACTCTGCCATTATGTTTTTTATTCTATCCATGGTATTACTAGAGCAAAAGCAAATGAAGAAGAAGAAATCATTTGTACAGCTATGTCTCTGATTATATTGAAAATATTATGTGAACCTCATGTATTTGAGACGTATTGTAATCATGTGAAAGCATTAACTGTTCCTTATTATCGAAAGGGATATTATCTAGCAGAAGAGTTAGAATTTAAAATTGAAGGTATAGCTGAAAAAATCTTAGAGAAATAATAGAGGTGCTCATGCCAATATTTAAACGCAAAAACAAAACTGGTTCAATCGAAGCCTTACAAATCATCAACAACACCAACACATTCTATACACCGTTTGGAACGAATATTTCAAAAAGTGATGTGGTGAAGATTTGTATTGATAGAGTGGCCAGTCAATGCGCAAAACTAAAACCAAGATATATCAAAATAGAAAACGATAAGACAGTATCCGAGAAAAGCGGAAAGCTGTCTTTTCTTTTGAAGCATAAGCCAAATGAAATCATGACACCTTATGATTTTATCTATAAGGTTGTTACTACATTACTACTTAATGATAATGCCTTTATTTATCCTAGGTTTGATAAATATACAGGGCATCTTATAGGTCTTTATCCACTTAAACCCATTACAGTTGAAATGGTCATAGATCAGAGTGATCACTATTATATAAAATTCTTATTTGAAAATGGCGATTCATATACATTACCTTATGAGAACATTATTCACTTGAGAAAACACTATGGACAAAATGATATCTTTGGTGGTAATGGGTCAAGTGGTGATCATGAAGCGATTCTTAAAACCATCTCAATTAATGATAGTTTATTACAAGGTATTGATAATGCAATTAAGTCATCGATGCAGATTAAAGGGATTGTTAAGATGAATGGGATGTTATCAGAAGCAGATAAGAAAAAACAAAGAGAACTCTTTGATAGTGCACTATCTGATTCGGTTAATAATAAAGGTAGTTCGATTATTCCAATTGATTTAAAAAGTGAGTATATCCCACTTGATGTCGACCCAAAACTCATAGATAAAGATACACTAGAATTCTTACAGTCAAAGATCCTAGATTACTTTGGTGTATCAGTTCCCATATTTACAAACAAGTACACAGAAGATGAATATAACTCGTTTTACGAGTCAACCATAGAGCCTTTAGCTATTCAACTTAGCGAGGCTTTTTCTATAGGTTTGCTTACCAATAATCAATTAGAACGTGGTGAAGAGATTGTGTTCTTTAGTGAAAGACTACAATACGCTTCATGGAACACGAAAGTCACTGCGATTGAAAAACTTATGAGCTTAGGGATTATGTCACTCAACGAATCAAGAGCATTACTCGGATTAGAACCCATCGAAGGTGGACACAAGCGTCTTCAATCATTAAATTTTGTGGATGCTGACAAAGCAAACTTATATCAAGTAGGAAAGAAAGAGGAAGAAGATCATGAAAGTAACGATTAATGGAAAAATATCTAATGATGCTTTAAAAAGTATTTTAGAAACACAAAAGGAAAAGACAAAAACGATCACTGATTTTTGTAAGAAAGAAAAACTAGAAACTTTCTCATATAAAGACTCAGAACTTGAGTTTGATTATGAACAAGAAGTAAAACCTAAACAAACCAAAAAAGTAGAGGTAAGAACCAATGATAAAAGAAACTAGACTCGCAGAAGTCAGTCTTCATGAAGACGAAGGTAAGATGATTTTAGAAGGCTATGCATTAGTCTTTAATCAAGAAACCTTAATTGGTGATGAGACTTATGGGTTTATTGAAGAAATATCACCTACTGCTTTAGGGGAAACTAAAATGAAGGATGTTCCTATGAAATACAATCATATGGACTCCTTTTTAATTATTGCTAGAACCAAGAATAAATCATTAGAGTTAACCGTTGATCATATTGGTTTAAAGGTAAGAGCTGAACTTTTAGATACAAGTCATAACCAGGATATTTATAAAATGGTTAGAAGTGGACTATTAGATAAAATGAGTTTTGCTTTTACAGTTGATGAACAGATATGGAACCGTGAAGGTGACATTCCTAAAAGAACCATTACGAAGATAGAAAGATTGTATGATGTGTCAGTTGTGGATACACCAGCATATGATGCAACCTCTATATACGCTCGTTCTTTAGAATCCATGGAGTTGGAACTAAAGACTATGGAGTTAGAAGAGCAAAAAGAAAAATCAGATCTAATCAAAAAACGTATCAAAATTAAATCAAAAATCTAAGGAGAGAAAAAAATCATGAATTTAGAATTAAGAAGAAAAGAAATCGAATCAAGGTTAAAAGAAATTAGAAGTTTAGTTGATTCTGAAGCTGATCTAGAAAAACTAGAAGCGCTTGACACAGAAACAACAACCCTTCAAGAAGAAAGAGCGTCGATTGATAAGAAGATGGCGATTGCTTCTAAAACAGAGTTTAAACCGATTCAAGTCGATAACCGTCAAATGGTCGATAAAGAAAAACTAGAAACAAGAGGACAAAGCTTAAAAGAAAGCAGAGTCATTCAAGTATCAAGCTCTGAGATCTTACTTCCAGATCACACATCAACGAATCTTGCGCCAGTTCCATTTGCTCAAGTGTCAAGCTTAGTTGATCGTGTGAATGTGATTAATTTAAATGGCGGTGAGACTTATAAGAAATCATTTGTTAAAGCTAACGGAATCGCTGGAACAACTGCAGAAGGTGGGGCTTACTCAGAAACAGAACCTGCATTTGGGTATTTAACGATTTCAAAAGTTAAGATCACTGCTTATACAGAAATTACTGAAGAGTTAGAAAAACTACCTTCCATTCCATATCAAGCAGAAGTCTTAAGAAACATTAATATTTCACTTAAAAAGAAAATCAGTGAACAAATCTTGCGTGGTGCCGGAACAACGAATACATTCACTGGTATTTTTAGTGAAGCTGCAATAGCACTTGCGGATAAACCTGCACTTGAAGTAGAAGCAATCACTGATTCAACCCTTGATGACATTGTCTTTGCTTATGGTGGGGATGAAGAAGTCGAAGGTGGCGCAGTTCTTATTTTAAATAAGAATGACTTACGCGCATTTGCTGGGCTTAAGACACAAGAAGGTCGTAAAGTTCACTCAATTGATTATGTTAATAAAACGATTGATGGTATTCCATATATCATTAACTCGTACTGTAAAGCAATCTCAGATAGCAATACATTAGCTGGTGAATATGGTATCGCTTATGGTGCGCTTAAGAACTATGAAGTGCCGGTGTTCTCACCAGTAGAAATTGGTAAATCAACAGATTATAAATTTAAAGACGGTATTATCAGCTATAAAGCGTCAGTCTTTACTGGTGGTAACGTTGTCGGTTATAACGGCTTCTTACGTATTAAGAAGAAAGCTGCACCTGCAGGTTAATTTTAGTTAAGAAAGGATCGATTTCATGGCAATTTTAGATATTGTAAAAAAGGCTTTACTCATCCCCCAAGTAGAGACTTATGCAGATGATGAGTTAAATACGCACATCAACAGCTGTAAACATTACCTTTTAAGTTGTGGGGTTGATCCTTCTTATATAAATGATGAATCA